AAATTTAGTTTACGCGCACCTGCGTAGGCAACTCTGGCACCTTTTGAGGTTGTGTAGATATTCGCATGCCGCACATTCCGTCGCGTCTCACCGCTCCATTGAAGCGGATTGGTGTGATGCCACTTCCGGAGCTTTCTGCCGGTGTAACTGCGGAAAAATGCTTTTGTATCGAGTCCAGACTCCTCGCCCTTGCGTTTGGCGTAGCCCGCTTTTCTACCATGCTCCTTCGTGAATCGCTCATCACGCATTCGGGTATGAAAGAGCAACCCTGTGCGATACCACGAGTCTTTGGCGGACGTCCTGTGGACTGACAAAAAAGACCTCGGTACGGCCCCGCGCTCCTTGATGGTGATGCGGTCAATCATCCAGACACCCCCCAGCGGACCTCTACCTCAAAAAACTGAGCATCTCCGAGCGTTGGTAAATCCTCGTTGGTCGTGCGAATCCAGTATTTCACGACGATCGTCTCAAAGTCTCGATATCCAGCCGTGCCACACAATTCGACCAACCCTGGGCTTGACTCGTTCTCGCTGTGCAGAATCAGTCCGATGGTGTTCTTAAATACCCGGTCAACTTCCGCATAGTCGTGGGCGATTTCTGGTGCTACGTTCTGCTCGAATCGGATGAAAAGTACGCCAGACGCGGTGACTGTATTCGGGGCAGCAATTCGGCTGATCGTTAGTCCGTCGTTTTCGAGCGTCCAGATTTGGGCGAAGGGTCTCCTGGCGATGAGCCTCTCAAGTTCGACGCGATCCGTGTAGATGTCGTCAGGTGGGAGTGCTTCAAGGTAGATGTGTTCGGCCGCATCTTCTGGCGTCGTGGCACCCACCCAGGTTTGGAATGTGGTGCACGCTGCCAGCGTCTTTCGCAGCAGTTCCTCCGCTTTCGTAATGCAGCCAGTCGCCGTGCTTGTCATTGCCGCCGATAGTTAGGTCGGGTGTTCTCGTGCAGTTCGTGCCGCTGTAATTCGAGCGTCTTCAACGTGCCATCGTCATAAATAACCTGCGAGATTGACCACTCCACGTCGCTGATGATGACTAAACCGCGCATATTGACGACCGGAATATCCTCGTTCGACACAGTCACGTTGCGCGTCGTCACGATTGTGGCGATTCCGCGAACATCCCTTTGTTCTGTCAGGGAGTCATAGATAACCGCCGTGCAGCTCGTCTCAGCACCGTCGGGCTCACGGTAAGTAATGGAGTCCGCAAAATCGTCCGTATTGAGGAATACAGAGACATCCGCGGCTATTAGGTCCTTCAGTGTCATGGCGTCCTGCTAAAAAATTGGAGCCGGCCGGTGCGGTTACACCGACCGGCCCCGCGGAGCACTAGCACCCACCAAGAGGCTACGCCCCGTATGTCCACTTGTAGATGATGCCGAACTGAGCCAGTGTTACCGCAGCCACACCAGTGCCCGAGGCCTTCTGGAGCTGTACGATTGGCTGCACGTTCTGATCGGCCGCAGCCGCCGACATATCGAACGTCGTGCCAGCCGCCACGCGGGCGCCATCCACAAAGAATCGCACATCAGCAAGCCCTTGCGAAAAGTCCATCAAGAGCTTTTTATACGTGGTCGACAAGGTCGTGCCGGTTGCCACGTCGTTGTTGTCAGTCGTCGCATCGTCCGTCTCAACGACCAGGGCGGAAGTCGAGGCAGATCCTTCCATGCGGAACCATGCGTTATAGGCGACACTATCGTCGGTGTCGTGGCGCGCACTGCCGAGACCCATCGTCAGTGTTGTGACCGCGTCGATGCTGGCTACCTTGGCCACCCACCAGGCTTGCGAAATGTGCCGCAGGTCGTACGGGAGTACATCCCCGTAGTAGAGTGTGACTATCTGAGCTTCGCTGGTATTTGTCAGGGTTAGCTTCGAAGCACCTCCGTTCTCCGTAACACAGAGATAGGTCGGGGTGCCGCTGGATGAAGTGTCGGCGATTGTCCAACCGTTTTGACCAGGAGTCGTTGAAAAGGCCTGCGCCCGATCGAAATTGTCGATAAACTTACTTGTTCCAGCCCATGCCATCGTTATTTCCTTTCAATAGCTTCCGAACTTGTTCAGCCATGAATTGGCTACGCGTTACCTTGGAACAGACCGCGGTAATCCACGGCCTTTGCACCGAATGTCTGGCGGATCTTGTATCGAATCGCGTCGACAGAGAAGCCGTCTTCCCGTTCGAGGTACGGCGTCTCCTCGCCCTGCAGGAAACAGACTTCGACGGTGTCGACCTGATTCGGTTCCGCTGCCAGATACCACGCCGTTGCGGACTCGCTGGTCGAGATGCAGGCATCCACGATCGGAGTCAGCGGCCGAGATCCATTCGGACCGTAGATGTTCAGCACGCCAGAATTGAAACTGGGTCTGCGGGCATCTTCGGTCGATCCCGGGGTATTGGACGGATCGGCCAGAGACCCAGTTAATTGCAGTGCCGTTGCCGACAGAGACGGCGGGACGAGCAGATACCTCGGCTGGATATTCAACACCACACCGGTCGTCAAGCCGGTCTGCACAGCCATCACAGTCCACCCCGTGTTCAATGCCGTGATGCTTAGTGCATCAGAATTGAGGTTGGCACCGTGGCTGGAAGAGTGGAACAAGGCCACGCCGTCGCTGAGAGCAGCATTGGCTGTGAGGACTGCGTAGACGACCTTGTTGATCTTCCGCCGCATCGCTGCCCCCTGCTGGGCAGGAATACGTGAGATCGCGTTCAGGTCATCGTTGATGATGGCCTCCAGCGAAATGCTGAATATGTGACCGTACTTTTCGACACGGTACGACTCTTTGCTGTCGCTGACGGCCGCCTCGCCGTAGATGCCGTTTTCCGGCACGATATCCGGATCTGGAATCTCGCCGAGTCTGACTCGGTTGATCGTCTTGAAGTCGGCCGTTGACGGTGCCTGACGCGTCCACAGCGGATACGTGACATTCGCCTCTTCGTAGGCCGCCAGCAGCGTTTTCTTTGCCGCGTCTAGCAACACGTTCGAAAAGCTGCCAGTGACGTGATAAGCCGGATCAGACCGGTACAGCATGTCAATCCGCAGGGCGTCTTTGACGACTTCCGTGCGAGACCGACCAAAAGTGACGTCACGCCCGAAAATGCCGCGGTTATTGCGGGCATCCCGCAGAACAAACTCGCGGGCCAGTTCGTAAAGACCCATATTCCGGAAAGCCCCGGAGACGGGCGCCGCCACGAGCCGCCGAATCTCCTGTATACCTTCCAAAGCACTCTGGTCACGATAGAACGTCGAAACGTCCCGGCCGTAGTGCTCATATTCACCGCGGGCGTGCTTTTCTGCTCGCTCCAGATTGATGCCCATCAAGCAGCGGTCGATTAAGGCACCTTTGGCGCCGTCGATGAACTTGTCATCTTCCGCTTCGAGCGGGGAGACCCGCGGGCCGACGGCATGCTTCTCGGGAGCGACCGTGCGACTCTTGATCTTGCGGAGAATGTCTCGGGCGACTTCTGGCGACGTCAAATCAGACCGGATGTAACTGGCTGTCTGGGCCGCTGAAATGCCGTGGTCGGCACACATGGCCGATATTTCGGCAGCTCGGGTCCGTTCCGCGGCACCGGGCGATTCGGTCGGCTGTTCCTCTACCACTTGCTGTTCCTCTTCCTTGGGGTCTTCTGCGGCACTTCGCAGATTGTCTTCCATCCACAGCGGGATCTGATCGTCCGGAGTGTCAGCCGGCATCCCCCGCGTCAAGCAAAAATTCCGCAACGTTTGCATCTCGAACTCCTTCACGCAAACATCAGGTAACAAATAGGCGCGGAGCGCCGGAAACTCACGCATGACTTTGGCCTGGTCGTCCGCCCCGATGGCGACGGCCGAGCCCTCCTTGGCCCGCGCCTTGGTGACGACGCGCACGGGTCCTCGATAGGATCGATTTTGAATTTTGACGGTCTCGCCACGCTTGACGCGGACGACTTCATCCGGCTGAAACCCGATAGAAAAGTCGGTGAGATGACCTTCCTCGTAGAGCTGCCGGATTTCTTGGGCCTCTGAGTTCGTGGCGAAATAGGCTTTGCCTTCCAGACGATCGCCGACCACCTGCAGGTCACGGATGCTCCCGATCACACTGCGGGCTTCCGTCCTGTCATGGCTGTTAAGGAGTGGAACCTGGCTGGGAAACTCCAGGCCGTCCATCCGCAGCACCTCTTCCGTGATTTCGTAGGTTTCCCAGTCGAACACACGGACCGGATTTTCACTTGCCAGAATTAACCGCAGATCGCCAGACTGCTGCTCGACGGAGGCTTTTCCGACACGGTAAGCGAGAAAATCGGCGGTTTTAGTTGGCGGCAACTTCTGTTTCCGATTCGGCATTGCTGTCTTCCTCCTGACCACCCACGGTGGACTCATCCTCGGATTCGCTTAGTCCCAACTCATCGAGCAGCTCTTTTTCGCGCTGCCTTTGACGGAGTGTTTCCAATAAATCACGTCCACGCTGTCCCAACTCATCCGCGAGGGTCGTCAGGTTGGCTTCCAGCGCTAATTGGCTCGATTGGGCTTCTTTCACCGGGTCGACCCACTCCCAGCCAGGAGACTGGTAAACGTGGTTCGTGTAACGGTCGTAGCCGGCTACGAACTGCTCGGGAGGAATCGGAAGCCGCTCCTCTAGGACTGCTGTTTCCAGGAAGCGTAGCCAGACAGGACCGACCAGATGGGACTGCAGCCATTGCTGGTCCGTACGAAATTCCCGTCGGTCCTCCAAATCACTGGCCCTCGCCGAGGAATAGGTCGTGCGGCTGTAATCCTTCGCCATTCGCTCGTAGGACAGCCCAGCCCCGACGGCCATGGATCGCAACATGAGATTGATCCAGGCTTCCGCGGCGCTGTTTGGACGGGATGGGTCAATCGCCTCGATCGATTCTCCAGGCAGTAGCCTCGCGACCATCCCAGGTTGTAGATATTCGAACGTATTGGCGTCCGTGTCTGTATTCGCATCGTCAACGGTGTCCAGCAGGCCACCGTCGGCAGGTCCACCCATCGTTTTGATGGCGGCCGTGAAGCAACTGGCCACCGCAGATGCCTGCAGCTCGTTGTCGACGTAGTATCCCAGCGTCTTCAGCCAGGAGATGATGGGGGCAAACAGGCTGATTCCGCGTGTCTGGCCGATCCTGTCGACTCGGAACAGATGCAGAAATTCAGAGGCAGGCCACCTTACCGGAGTAACGTACCCAACGGAAATGTCACTCGGATGTCCAGGATAGAGCCAATACGCAACCGGACGTCCTAGGCGGTCTACCTCGACGCCGCGCCGTAATTCGTTCCCATTTTGGATGACGGCACGTCGTGCACTGATATAATCATCAGCCAGTCTGTCTGCATCAATCAGTTCCAGGGCCAGCGAAACGGGACGACTGCGGTCATCTTCGATTGAGACGAAGTGCACCAGGCACTCACCGGCCTCAATGACTTCGCGGTAACATAGCCGCTGGATTTCTGGGAATGTGAGGCGTCCGGAGGCGTCGGCGACCTTGGACCACCTAGAAAAAAGCTGTTCGCACTGGTCGTTGAGCGTCTCGATGGGCTTCTGCGAACCGTCGGTAATCCGTGCCTGGGGAACAATGCCACAACCGACGACGTTGCGAATGAGGGCGTTGATAATTCCGCGTGCGTACGCATTATTCCGTACCAGATCCCGTGCTCTGGCACGAATTGTTGCAGCATCTGACTGCAGTTCCGCATCCGGCGAGCGATTCTGCGTGGACCAGCTCGCGTTGGTGCGGTCTGTTTTTGCTCCGTCGTAGCCCCTCACTCCTCGCCGGTAGACGTTCCTTGCATGGGATCGACGTGCAGCTCTCGTAGGAGCAAACCAACTGACGACATGGTCTAACGCTTCGCCGATCACAGGCGAGGATTCCTCGGTTTGCCAAGTCGAAAGAGTCCACTGGCGCGGCGGGCTGCAAATGCTTCGAGGCGGTTGGCCGTCTGGACCTGGTCCAGGAGTTTGCCACGCTTAACGCGGCGAGCGTTGGAGCGGATTTCGTACTCTTCGATCATCGCGTCGGAGGAGCTGAGCAGAGACTCCTCCGCGTTCGCAGCCGCTTCGGAATAGTCGGTCATTCCATACCTCCGCGCAGCATATTAAATACGCGGAGGTTTCGGCTGCAATTGCCAGAATACCAGTCTTATCTAGTTTGTATATCGTCAACGACTGTGGCGACTGCATGAGACCAGGTATGACCGCAGCGGCGGCACTTGCAGTATCGAATCACATTTCTTGTCGCGTAGATGTATGTTTGCTCTGAGAGACACGCGACACATTTCGGAGCCGTAACACGCTGGGAGGCAGGAATTCCGGTTTTGGGAGTTACCAACTCCCCTTCAGTGTTTGTCGTTGGTTTGGTCGAGCGGTTGTGCTTCGTCATTTCATACCTCTGACCCATCCTCCAGGTCGTTGCATAAACTGCTGGCGGGCACGTACTGCCGGAGAGCGTGCAATACGTCGTGCTTCGGGTCGGGATTTCGTTCCGAGCAATTTCATCCCGTGGAGACTTGCTGCGACACAGCAGGCGTACGTCGTGTCGAGCCAGTGATTGTTCCGGTTGATTTTTTTCCAGTAGCGTTTTAGACCCTTACCTTCGACGAACTCCTCGACCTCCACCTCCGAGCAAATGTGGTGTGCATAGGCGAAATGCCGCCTCTTGTCGCTTCCAAACAGCGTAATTCGGCCGCTTTCCGAGGCCTCGGGAGTCATAAAACGCTCATGCAGCCAGGATTTCCAATAGTCGGAATCCATGCCAACCAACCAGATTCCCGATGACTCTTGACGGGCTAGAAAGCAGTGTTCCCCGACCCTTTTTTCTGCAGACTGCTTGTCTGGCGCACGGAAAAATGACCGTTTCCCCGTGTCCGCGGTC